AGGCTTTAGATAGAGCATCAATGTCGTTCTTGTCCAATGCCATAGAGGAAGCGCGTTTCCGGTTAGATTCTCAGGAGCATAAATAATCGTAGTGCTATTTATCGTGCTATCAGATACCCCAAAATCATAGGAGATCAGGATGTCTTCAACACAGAACCCTTTGCTTGAGGGTCTAAAGCTGCCAGGGCGGATCTTCCAGCTTCCGTCTCGCGGTATTTTCTACCGCAATGGTGAGCTTGAGGACTCCATTCGCGAGGGTGAAGTTCACGTCCACCCAATGTCCGCGTTGGACGAGATCAACATGAAGAACCCAGACCAACTCTTCAGCGGCGCTGCGGTCAACACGGTGTTTCGCCGCTGCGTTCCTGGTGTTCTTAAGCCAGCCGAGCTTTTGTCCAAAGACGTAGACGCGATCATGCTGTTCCTCAGAACGGTAACCTACGGTCCTTCCTACGAGTTCATCGCGAAGCACAACTGCGCTGACGGCAAGGGCAGAGACCTAACCTACATAACCGACATTGACACCATGATCAATGCTATGAAGCTCATTGATCCAACCACGGTCGAGAACCTCTATACGCTTACGCTGCCAAACAATCAGGTTGTGAAGCTTCGTCCTAACAAGTACCAGCAGGTTCTAGACTTGATCAGGATGAATGAGAACAAGGCTGAGATCACCGCAGAAGACCAGCAGAACAACCTCATGATGATGCTGACGGGAGTCATTGAGAGCGTTAATGACATCAACGATCCGGCAATGATCTCTGAATGGATCAAGGTTCTTCCGTCACCGATGGTCAATCGCATCGCTGAGAAGATTGAAAACATCAATGACTGGGGTTCTACACTTCAAACTACGTGCAAGTGCAAGGACTGTGGTGAAGAGTTCTCGGTTGAGATTCCAATCAACCCAGTGTCTTTTTTCACCGAGTAATAAGCGCTGGTGATATGGGAGCCGTCCAGCGGCTCATCCTTCGACTTGGCTCTGAGATTAGATCGATCGTCAAGTCGTCTTTGGAAATATCTTACTTCTCGAGAGGCGCTTGGGGTTACGAACAGGTGCTTCACATGACCCAAGCAGAACGAGAAATGGCGGTCGAGTTTATCAACGAGCGCCTCAAGATTGCTTCAAAGTCCATGTATCCGGTGTTTTAACCCCTGACCTCACACACTCAGACGGGGTAACAAAAAGGGAGCCTTTCGGCTCCCTTTTCTTTTCACATTTTCCGGTAGTTTAAGCTGCGACGCGCTCTGTTCGTTTCTCTACGGATACCCGTATGGACGTTTGTTGAGCTATAAAGTCGGTGAGCTCGGTCTCACTCATGTCTGTCTGCACGCCATCGAGACCATCGTGGAGCATGAGACCTGTCTGACCACAAGCTTCATGGATCTTGTAGCGAGCGTCACGCTCCCAATCGAAGTACATGCGGAAGATCTTCTTCTGGTTCTCACGAGTTGGTCGAGCGTTGAGAATGAAGATACAAAGGTCACGCTTGGCCGCCATGAACTGCTTGCAGATCGCTGACAGACGAGAGCCAACCTTGATCAGTTCGGTAGGCGCAAGGTGAGGACACGCCTCATGGACAATGCGGACAGCTTCTGATCTTCCAGACCCGTTCGTCATGAGGGCTGGGGTAGCGTTCGATCCATTCGCAAGAGACATGATGAGTGTCTTGACGGTCTTTAGGTTCTCATCAGTAACCGGCAGTCGAAGAATATCCCGACAGAGCTCTTCACGGAAGTTCTGCTTGTCTCTGTCAGCTCTTATCAGATCAGGGTACTTGAGCTCAAGTCTACGGATGTTGTGCTCGTACTTCTTCTCTAGGTAGTACATGATGAACTGAACGAACGCATTCTCGATGTCTACCACCGTTCCAAATATCTCTCGCCTCAACCAACCTGGCCAGGTTTCGATTGCGCGGATAGGCCATACGGACTTATCGCGCGCCTGAAGACTGCCGCTTCTTTCAAAGTAGAAGGTGATTGGATTTGGTTGCTGTAGAAGCCAAGATACAGGAGCGATGAGGTCTTCACGACCCTTAGTCTCCAGCTCCTTGATTAGCCATTGACTATCAACGGGCTGGACGGTGACTTCACTCGTCGTATACTTCTTTCCCGTAGGAGGAAGGCCAGGGCTGAAGTGAACCTCATCGAAGATGCCAGCCACTGCTGCGCGCATCTTCTTACCGAGCTTGCGAGGAGAGATGATCGATGGAGCCTTGTTGTCACCACCAAAGTTGTAGCCAATCCTCTTCACGGTGAAGAAGTGGTCAAGGATGACACGAGCATCCTTGACCTGACTTGTCAGGCTCGTGATGAGAACCTCTTCCTCGACGAAGCCTGGACTACCTGCCGATTTTCTAGACAGGCGGTACCAAGCCATCGCGATGGAAAGGATCAGACCCTGGCGCTGCTTGCGCTTCTTCCACCACATCCGCTCAAGCGAGAAGAAGTGTCCAACGAAGAGTGGATTGGAACGGTCTAGCTCTCGATCAATGTTGACTGGATGGAAGGTCAGCATGCGCTGCGACAGCCTCCTTCAAAGCAACCATCAGTTCGTCGTAGGAGTTGTAGACTGGTCGATTTGCACGTTCGCAAACGATCTCGACATTGCCCTTGCGCCAGAAGCCGTCAGCGCAGCACACGAGGACGGTGTGCTGGATGCTGTTGACAAACATGCCAAGCTCTAGAAGGGTGATCGGGGATTGGGTCTTTGGATCAAAGAAGAAGACGATGATGTCAGCTTCCCAAAGGTGATCCATTTCCCAGTTGACTTGCTCGTTGAACTGTGGGTCATACGAGCGTTGAACCCAGCTGCTATCCCAGTCATCGCGACGTGGGTTGAAGAGGGCAACGGCTTCGCCTTCGAGATCACGCTTCACTCGATCCTGCCACTTCTCGGCGGTTCCCATTTCGATAGAACCGCCGAGGAAGATTTTGGTCAGTGAGTTGTAGTGTCCCGTAAGCCGCTTAGGGGCTTGGAGCTCGATCATAGAGAGGCGAAGACGCGCTCAACACCTTCGCGCTTCAGGCGACGGTACATGCCCTTGGGGGACTTGGGATCGAGGATCACCTGGCCGACAGTGACCATCTTTTCGACTTGAACGTCCTTGCCGTTCTCGTCCTTTTCGGTGACCATGATCAGCTTGTTGTGGGACTTGGTACGATACGCGGCCCACGGACCCTTGAGGCTTCCCTCGTTGATCATCATGCGCGTGAGCTGGCGGTAAGCCTTGGCCTTTTTGAGGTTCATTTGGGAGTATTCCTTATGCAGCTGTGGAAGAAGTCATCGGTGCCAACAGCGCTTATTCGCTATTGTACAACATTTCTAGTCGAAAGTAAACCGTCTTTTGCCAGCTTCTGATCTGTTTTTAATCGCTGCTGGCGTATTCATTGAGCTAATCCTCTTTTGCTTGTTGGCTGGATCTGCCCAAAAGGCCTTCATTCTTTCTGAACGCTGGCGCTTTATCTCTTCGGTGTTGTATGAAGCCTTTGAGCTTTGCTTCATTCTCTGCCGAGTTTCTTCAGAGTGTTTTCTGCCGGTCATTCCTCTACCACCCACACCACCAAAAGCTAAGTTTAGGCAGTTAGAGTGCGATTTAACTTCAGCAATAACATGTTCTTCTTTTAGATATGCTTCCTGTGCCGTGTCAAATGTGTATAGCACTTCCACGATCCATGTAGACTTATCAAACTCAGGATTTTTCCAAAAACGATTAAGCTTTATGCCTGAGCCCTTGTATCCTTTTTCAATCTTTGATGTCTGAGATTTCCCGACGTAAAATAACCCAGATGGGTGTCGAGAGATGTAGACGCAGTTTTTAGTCATTTGACCCAAAAATCTCTAGAATTAAGAACATCGTCAAGATCAAAAACATCTATGGATCGACGCTTATTGATGATGGTGAACCGTGGCGTTTTGGTGTGGGAGCCAGTCGGTACAGCCAAAAATATCGGTGTGTTGTTCCATTTGAAAATAAGACAAGGTTCACGCTCCACCTTTGAAGCGTCATCGCATGCCTCTTCATACCATTTGAAGAAGTTTGCATTTCCGGAAACTAAAGAAGTAAAATTATCCGGGGTCTTGTAGAATTTTGTCTCGACAGACCAGAGAAAGCTTTCTCCATTCGTTAACACCTGCTTCTCATTGACGCAGACAACATCGCCCACGAAAAGCTTCAGCGCGTCTTCACCGAACATTTGTCCGATGGTCTCGAAGTTCTTTCCTCCGACGCGGGCACCAGAGCCCTGAGTGCGAATGAACTTGAGTGGATCGAGAGCGACTGAAAGCTTCTTAGCGATCACGTTCTCAAACCCATTTCCCTTGCCCTTGGAGTTAACTCTCTTTTTCTTTGGTGGTTGCGTAGTCATTGGTTACCATGTGTAGCTTCACACGGTATTTAATCCTGACGGGATCAGGCCGCAGTGTCCTTGTTGACGGCGGCAACACTGACCAGAACGAAGTCATGAACAACATCGTGCTCGTCTACCGTCCCGATTCCAGAAGTTCTAAACGCGACGTCGTCCTTGATATGGTCTAATACGATGCCCATGGGTGTGTTGAGAATCTTTACGGTGGCGTAAAGAGTGTCACCGACTATTTCAAGCTTCTCTACCCTATGAGACACGCGATCAAGCGAGATGACGCCATTCTCTGAAAACTCCATCGTCCCCATCATTGGCATCTCTGCAACGTCAATGGCCTTCTTGACAACCCAGTCTGGGTAAATCTTGCCTGTCCCTGTGGGCTGGTTAAGTTTAAGAATCGGAACCCTCATGATGCGTCTACCATTCTACTGACCACCACATAGAGTCAAACGACCAGTAGGGCTTGCCCTGACCTAGGCGCTTGCGTTGCGAACGATAAAGACCTTCTTCATGAATCCCTGCTTGACGTCAAAGGTGTTGGGATCAACATACTTTGCATACTTACGAAGGAAAGGCATTTCTATCTTGATGTAGAAACCGTTGGGCTCATAATAGGCATCACGCCTACTGTCAAACATCTGCCCAAAGGACACAAACGCGTCTTTTGGAAATGCTTCACCTTCACGCTTGTTTTGCTTTACGAATAGCTTCATGCTGCTTCCTCTACGTCTTCGTCACCTACGATGCGACTGAAGCCGTTTTGCTTTCTAACGGTCACCGTTCTGTCAAAGCGACCGATCGCTTCTGGACGGTGAGAGATGATCCAAAGTCCCAGACCTTCGTCACGAGACTTCTGCTTGAGCAAGCGGAAGACGCTCTCAACCCCAGAGCCATCAAGCGACGCGTCGATCTCGTCAATGAAGAGACAGTTGACGCGAGCGTGAAGGTGGTGAAGAACATCGCGGAAGGCGAGGGACAGAGAAAGGTTGACCCGCTTCTTCTCACCGCTTGAAAGGTTTCCAAAGTCAAGCTCTCGACCATACTCAGAAACCGTGCAGCTCATGTCATCGTCAAACTTTACGATGTGAGGCAGCCCAAGGTCCTTCGTGTATTTGATAAGACACTTGTTGAGGAATGGAATGGTCTTGTTGATGATGCGGCGGCGGATGAAAGAGTTCTTGTCCGTCAGGAGCTTGAGCAGGAACTGTTGGTGCTCAAGGTCTCTGCGCAGCTCATCAACCTTCTCGTAAGAGACCTGCTTGATGGCAGACTTCTTGAGGTGCTCGTAAGCTTCAACGTGGGGATTTTCCGCACTGATGAGATCGTTGATTTTCTGCTGTGCGGTTGCTGCAGAAGTTTCAGCTCTAATGGCGTCCGCGAGAGTGTCAAACTTCATGTTTGCCTTGGCATCAACTACAGCCTGCTGAAGCTCTGCTTGCTCTGCAGTAAGAGATGCAACCTTGTCTTCGACCTCCTTAAGAGCGTCGCGCTTCTTTGAAAGAGCTTGTTCCTTCTCAGCGATCTTATCGACAGCGCCATCGTATTTCTGCAAGCAGTACGGGCACTTTTCATCAGTGAGATGCTCTAGTTCCCCAGCCAGACGGTTGATGTCATTTGACAGAGTGGAGCGATCTCGACGAGCGAGAGTGAGCTTGCTGTTGATCGGACCAAGAAGCTTCTCAGCTTCGGTCACCATCCGGTGCAGCTCTTTTTCAGCGTCCATGTCCACGGTCTTGAGAAGCTCAAGGTTCGCGGTCAGTTGTTCTACTTGGCGAACGCGATCATCTTCCCAGCGGGTTACTCGTGCCTTGGCATCCACAAGCTGCTTCTCATACAGAGCGAGCTGAGCTTCCTGCTCCTTGTTGATCGCCTCCTGAACCGCGATCGCACCATCGGTTGACTTGATGATCTCCTTTAGCTTCACTGCCTTCTCGGTGAGGAGCGTGATGTTAAAGAGCTCCTCGATCTGCTGGCGCTGATGCCCCTGCGGCATCATCAGGAATGGAGTGGAGTTACCAGAGAAGATGATGATCTTGGTGAAAAGGTCGTAAGACATGCCGAGGATTTCCTCAACGAGCTTGTCGTTTTCACCGACGCTGTCAAGGGTGATGTCCTCACCGTTCATGAGAACGTTGATGTTGTAGGTCTCGCCGCGGCAGCGGTAGATTTCAAAAAGGTCATCACCCTTCTCGAAGACCAGCTTGATCTCCATGAGGGTGTTCTTGGTGTGATTGGTAGAGTTGATCAGTCGCTGAAGCGAGATGTTGTCGAATGGCTTGTTGTAGAGGGCGTAGCAGATCGCGTTGATGATCGTGGTCTTGCCGGCACCGTTGTTCGACCCAGCGTCAACGTTCTCACCCACGATCAGGGTGGACATCTCATCACTTAGGTCGATCGTCGTCATGATGTTGCCGAACGACAGGAAGTTTCTCAGTTGCAGTTCTTTAAACTTCAGGGGTGTGCTCATTCGAAATACACCAGATGGTTGTTGTCATTGTCGCGGTTGCTGTAGAGCATAGGGGCGAACCAGTCTTCAATCACTGTCAGATCATCTTTGTCGATGTCCGTCCAGATCAAGAGGTCTGAGATTGCGCGACCTTTCCCCGCCATGAGACTGTTGATGAGGTTGATGCGAGCGCCCGTGTCAAACGTAATCTGCCGCATTGCAGAGTTTGAAACGCAGTTGGCAAGGTCGGCTGGAAGGGTGAGGATCGCGCTGTTGAGCTCTGTCCAGAAGCGAATGACCGCGTCTCGACGAGTCAGATAAACAACGGCAGCGGTATTTGGATGCGTAAGCCCGCGCCAGATGCAGTAGGCGATTGCTCGATCCCAATCCGTTGTTCTGGACCGTTCCTCAAGCGCATCAAAATCCGGTCCTAGAACTTCCTTCATCTTGCTGATGAAGCTTTCTGGGTCTGTGACTTGTGATAGGTCGATCATAGGCAGTTGTAAATCTCGATGAGGCGATCTGGATCGATCGTAGTTGTTCCGGTTATTCCCGTATGAAGCATCTTGACCACTGCATCGTTGAGAGAGCTAAGGTCGAAGTCATCGATGACGTCTTCGCCAGCGATTGCTTCTTTCTTTTCAGCGATGTTTTCTTCAAGAGAGAACTCACGAAGCCCGAGTTCCTTAGTAAAGTCTTCACGAAGGGCTTGTGCTTCTGAGTAGCTGATGTCGACGTCAATCAGACACCGTACGCGGCACTTAGGAGGGAAGTTGAGAGTCGAATCGCCTAGAACGTCCGATAGCTTGACCTTCCTGTACTTTGGGCAGTCCTCCCAGTCGATGAACGTTACGTCATCGTCGGTAGTATTTAATATCGCCATGCCCCTGGCGTCGTCCCACGCATCCCCATAGTCCATTGGGAAGGTGTTGCCGATGTAGATGATGTTGTCGTTGGCTTGACGCTTGTGGAAGTGACCCGAGAAAATGTAGGTCGGCCCGGTGAACTGCGTGTGGTCCGGTCCATGTTCCATCCGGCGGTCAGAGCCGGTGATGATGAAGTTTCTGAACTCGAAGTGCCCCATCCAGTACGGGATGTTGTTGTACTGCGCGAGCTTAGGGTACTCGTCCTTGAACAGGAACGGTGCGATAAGCATGTCCTCGACAACGAGGGGCTCGTTCACCAGCGTAATATTGGAGAACTCCTCGAACACCTTGGTTGAGAAGACCTTGCGGTTCTCACGGTGATAGAGGTCGTGGTTGCCGATGATGATGTAGATGGGGAGGCCGAGATCGTTGAGCATGCGAAGCGCATCGTGCGCGAACGTCATGGTCATCACGTTCACCGAGTTTCTGTTCTCGAACCAATCGCCGAGGAACATGACATGCGTGATGTCACCTTGGGCACGAACGTTCTTGCAGAACCAAGCTACGAAGTCGAGACAGTCTTGGTTGTGCTGGACAGAGTTGTTCTTCTTGCCAAAGTGGATGTCGGTGAACATCGCCACTTTCTTAGGAGCAGCCATAGGCGTTTACTCCGAAGCTGGAGGCGTAGGGTCGACGACCTTCTTTTTCTGGAATGGCCTCCTGTTGCCAACCGGCTTCTTCCTGATGACGTTCTTCTTCGGCTTCTTCCCTGCATGAGGGTCAACCGCAATGATGACGTCTGGGCGGTCCTTGTAGGTGATGATGCCCGTCACCGGATCGTAGTTGATTCGGTCCTTGGAGATGCGGGTCACCGGACCAGGAGCACGTTGGTCGGCACGGATGATCGAGAGAGCCGAACGTTCAAACTGCTGAACGCCTGGCTTATCCGGCTGCGGGAGGAATGGAGCATCGGGATCGGCAAGCTGGAGAGAAGGCTCATAGGAACCATTGTCGCTCTCGAGCACGTTGTCGGAGCTGTCATCCTTTTCCTTCTCAAGGAAGTTGAAGGACGGGTTCGAGCCAGCTTCCATAAGCAGCGTGTCACGGATGTTTCGCTGCTTCTTCTCTTCCGACATGTATTGAAGGAAGGAGTTGTGAATCGCGGTGGTGTAGAAAGCGAAAGGATTTTTACCGCGATCGAGGTCAAACTTTAGAGCAGTGTTGCAGAGGTTAGCAACTGCGGCGGAGACCATGTCCTCTCTGAAAGAATAACCCACGAAGTTGTGCTTTCGTGAGTACCGTTCAGCGATCATTTGGATCATGCGGATCAGTTCTGTCGTAACGTAACCAAGCTCCTTGGCACGGATTACTTCAGGAAGAAGCACTGCGTTCGTTACGTAGTGGCCCTTCGTACTGGTAGACTTTTCTCTCTTAACTTGTTTCAAAATAAGGTCTCCCGTGACGTGGAACGTGTAGGAGATATTGTGATTATACCCTAAGTAGCAACGAAAGTAAACAACTATTTTCGTTCGGGACTCACTTTTTCCCAGAGTGACCTGGTCAATAAATATCCAGTTCGCATCACGCCTATCAGGATCAGCCATGAACGATATCCAGTCTCAGCTAGACGCTCTTCCCCTCTTCGAGGACCTCTCTCCTATGGCGAGCAAGAAGGTTGCTGTGGTTATCGGCCGCTTCAACCCTCCTACGAAGGGTCACTATGCAGTCATCGACGCTGTAAAGAAGTTCATCCGCAAGAATAAGTCCTTGGGTCTTGAGGCTGCTCCAGCCGTTGTGATCATCGGAGGTAGCAAGTCCGATGCCGATAAGAAGAAGAACCCTCTCTCCGCTGAGGAAAGAGAGACCTTCATGAAGGCGTCAGGCAAGACCAATGGCTGCACCTTCTTCATCGCGCCTAACGCCTTCGCTGCCTTCGCGATGCTCCGCGAGAAGGGCTACGAGCCAATCGCAATCGCGGCTGGCACTGACCGCATCGAGGACTACAAGAAGATTCTCGACAAGTATTTCCTAACCCCAGACGACAAGCCAATTACCCACCACCCAATCCACCTTGAGCGCGATGAAGACGCGATCGAGACAGACAAGGAAAGCAAGGGCAAGGCTATGGACTCTACCCTTAAGTCGATGAAGAGCGGTTCTGATGTTGACACCGACATCGTTTCTGGATCGCTTGCTCGCCGCGCGGTTGAACTCGGTTACGAACCAGAGTTCGCAAAGATCGTGGGTCTTGAAGATAAGCCAGCCCTAGCAAAGAAGATGTTCAACAAGATTGCTTCCGCGATTGGTGGGGAATAAATGGCCGATCTAACAGTCGCACAGGCACAGGCTGCCTATCTGGCGGCAGCTCAAAATGAAAACAACATTCGAGCTCAAGGTGCTGCAGTAAAAGCAGCCGCCGATGCTGCATTTGCCAATGCGCAGGCGACCTACGGACTTGATCAGACAAAGTGGCCTGCCGACGCAAGAAACAATGTCAACGGTCTTTACACGACGTCTTACACGTTTGGTCCACAGATACACGAGGCGGGGCTTGCGACTGAAGCTGCACGGGCGGCCGTAGAAACCGCCCAAAAGCAGGCAGAACAAGCGGCGAACATTCCGGTTGCTGATCCACTTCCAGCACAGACCGTGACGTCAGAAACTCTGGCTCCTGATATCGTACCGTCAGAAGCAGTGTCATTGGATCTGCCACCTGTCCAGTTTGCTCCAGATAACGGGCAGACGATTACAGATTATGCCACGCCTACCGCAACCGATCTTCAGAGCGAGCTAGGGGCAAAGCTTCAAGAACAGGGAAACGCGTACACCTTCTCAAGCATGTCATCGTCGATTGATCTGATGCCGGCCAATGGCGATGTTCTTGCGCTTCTTACGGGTAGCGGAACCGTTCTTGGTTCTGTTGGGTCAGTTCCTTCTGATTCAACTCCGGCAAATGCAGTCGCATCGGGAGATTCTGATAAGACTGGGGCGATGAAGGTTGTTATTTCGGCTGAGCCAAGACTTGGTGATCCGGGCGATAGCGTTACCTTTGACGCCATGCCAACGATCGATGAAAGTCGTTCTGCAACCTACCGCGGCTTCACTCCTATCCAGCATCCAGGTGAAATTCTCAAGTATGAAGGAACGCAATCTCGCAGCTTCACCGTTACTGTAAAGCTGATCTCGCGCACGGTCGCAGAGGCAGATGCTAACCTCAAGAAGATAAACCTTATCCGCTCTTGGGTCATGCCATTCTACGGACAGGGAACTGCTGACAACCCAACGACGTCTTCATACCTAGGTGCTCCACCTCCTGTCCTTACGCTAAAGGCCTATGGTCCAAAAATGATCGGGCCAGTCAAGTGCGTCATGGAAAGCTATCAGTGGAACTGGCCAAATGATGTTGACTGGATCCATACCTCTGGACAGCAGGGCGATGTAGTTCCATTCCCTGTTATTCTTCAGATTACTATCTCGATGAAGGAGACTTGGTCTCCAAGCGAGTTTAGCAAGTTTGATCTTATGAAGTACCGCGTTGGTGATCTACCAGCTGCCTTTGGCGGTAGCGCTGCTAACGCAAGCGTGAGCGCCAATGGGGCAAATGCTCCAGGCGTCAGTCCTTCGTCAGTGGATCTATCGCAAATCAGCAGCATATCTGGGGCAGCTGGTGGTATCGTTAACGCTGGTAGGTCTCAGATTGCCGCGGCAGAAGCCGGAATTAACTCACAGGTCGCATCACTTCAATCTCAGGCCAACAACGCAATCGCTGGTGTTACGGGTTCCCTAGGCGGAGCAGGTAAGGCCGTGTCTAGCGCGATAAGCAGCTTCACATCCGGTGGTGGTTCCTTCGGTGGTGGCGGCTCTTCTGGCGGCTGGTAAACTATTCAAGGAACAATCATGGCCAGTACAGTCAATACTTCCAAACCACTCAGCACTAACAATACCAACAGCTTGTTCAACAAGTATTCGCGGTATGTTGCGGGTGGCACTGCTGAAACTGCCAATGGTTACATTGAGTGGTGGGAGCGCTTTAACTTTCCCCGTGATCCTTCTGATCATGTCTATGTTGTCGAAAACTTCTATGAAAATCGCCTTGACTTGATTTCAGCAGTCTTCTACAGTGAACCAAGATATTGGTGGTTCCTGGCACAGTACAACAACATTCTTGATCCATCGGCTGAAGTAACCGCTGGTCGAGTACTTCTTATTCCTACAGCAACTCGCCTTCCAACTCTGCTTGGTACTAAGAAGGGTGGCAATCCATCTACCCGTGAAGCAGTCAACCTCATTGCACCGATCATCACATAATGTCAGACATCAACCCAGATCAAATCAAAAACAACTATCCAAATCCGCTCGATCACTACCGATCGTACTCCTACCAGTTCATCATGACGCTGGCCAGCACTACGCAGTCCTTCGCGAATATGATGGGTACTGGTGGGCAGGGCGCCCCGCTGTTTGACCTTGTAAACAAGGCGAAGTCCCCGGGAGATGAGATAGATGTAGGAGGTGGGCAAAAGGCCTACCTTGTTCTTGACACGCGCAGGTTCTCGCAGTACGCGATCACCGAGCTGAACATGGAACACATCTACGGAACAGGCACCGCGCAGAACCCATCTGTGCCAGCAAACACCACCCACATGAAGTTGATCGATACGACTGGCATGTCGTTCTTCAATCTTCTACTGGATCTATTCCGTAACAAGCTTCAATCGACGCGCGCATCATCGTTCTTCCTGCTTACGATTCTCTTCGTTGGTCACAAGGACGATGGAACAACTGAAGTCGTGTCCACGTGCTTCATTCCACTGATGCTTCTAACCATGGGCTTCTCACTGGACTTCCGCGGTTCAGAGTATGAGATCGACTTTATGGAAATGGAAGGGGCTCCAAAGCCAGGAGCGCCAATGGACAACCTCAACTACATGGGAAGCATCCAGTCCATTACTTCAAAGGATCAAGACAACACGATCGAAGGGATGATCGCTGCTCTTGAAAAGCAGCTGAACGTCCAATCACTTGACTTCTACCAGAAGTACACGAATGATGCTCTTCAAAGAGCTGGCAACTCTACGCAGGATGACAACAAGAAGTTTGGTAAGCTCGTCCAGTACATGATCACCGTGCCAGAGGAGTGGCGCAAGTACAAGTGCACCCTTGCTGGTCGATCAAAGAACGTAGAGCAGCAGTTTATCGCGGCCAAGAAAGACAGCGTTAACACCCAAGAGGTGAAGCAGCAGGTTGATCTCGTAAAGCTTGAGACTGACAAGGCCTATGCGCAGATGTCTTTCGCTCCAACAACGACCGTTACAGATGCGGTCAAGGGCATTCTTGAGTGCTCTCTTGATATTCTCAAAGAGGCAAGTGAGGAGAAGAGAAAGGCCGGTCAAGCTCGTGCCTACAAGACGATCATGACGGTTACCAGTGATGAGACGACTTACGTCATCCACATTGACATCTTCCCTTACAGTCTGCCAAAGCTAGAAACCGAAAAGAAGGATGCGGGTGCAGCGAACACTTCGACCGCTCAGCCAGGCGGCAACAACGTCATTGGTGACTCTAGCAAGATTCACAACTTGATGACGTACAACTACATCTTCACCGGTAAGAACAGCCACATCATGAATCTGGAGATCAAGTATCTTCCAGAAAGTGCCGTTGCGCTTGACATGAACCTAGACATCGGTCGGTCCCGATTTGCATCTAACGCTGCGGCCGGACAGAAGAAGACCGGGGTTCAAGCTGTTGCTGATGGTGAGAAGAAGACATCGAGCTTCTCACCAGACATTCGCGGCGGCGATCCGATCTTTATTCCAAACAAGTCTAAGGACCAGCAGAACAACACGATCAACATCAACACTGAGCAGGTCAGCAAAGACCAGTCAGTTGCTGCTTTCAAGGCGAAGCAGGAGTTTACGCAGACCTACGCGTACATGCACTTCTTGAGCTCGATCAGCTTGGACATGACCATTCGTGGCAATCCAAATCTCATCAAGAAGTATGCTGACAGAAATGCAAGAGGTGGCATTCCTCCGCACAAGCAGATCATTTCAGCCGCAGAAGCTCAGACGCTTACGAAGAGCAAGAACAGCGCTGAAGACAACTACAACAAGATTTTGGCTAACTCGATTAAGTCTAGCAAAGATGAATACTACAGCGCGTATGTTGCTCCAAGAATAAAAGGATCAACTTCACCAGGTGGGCAGCAAGATGCTCTTCTTGATGGGCCAGATGTAAGCGTTGAGCCAGTATTCTGCAAGATCAACATGCTTGCACCAAATGTAGACTACAATGGTGACTACAGGCAGGGTGAGTCAATGTTCACCGACAAGTTCTTCTTCAATGGTCCATACATGGTTCTCTTCGTGCAGACTAGTTTTTCGGCTGGAGAGTTTAGCCATACCCTATCGATGATCCCATACGACGTCTCTGGTATCGTTACACAGAACGATATCGCGGGCGCACCACCAGCAAAGGCCGGATAAATGGCTGAGGAACTCTACAATCCAAATCAGGGCGTCGCTGACTATTGGCGCGACAGCATTCCATTCATCTTGGAAGGTCAGGTTCTAGACACTGCCGACCCAGACCAGATGGGTCGTGTTCGCGCTTGGGTCCCAGCCCTTGACGGTGAAAACTACGACATCGACCAAATCCCATGGGCTGACTACGCGTCGCCCCTCATGGGCTTCACCGTAGAATATCCGGCCGGTGAAGGCAACTCGACCAACAACTCCCATGCTGCCTATGGCTTTTGGATGATCCCAAAGATTGGCGCGACGGTATTTGTGTTCTGCGTCAATGGCAGTCCACAGCAGCGCTGCTACTTTGCAAACTCAGTTCGCCTCCACCGCAATCGCTCCCTTCCAGCTGGACGAAATGCTGATGGCAATGGAAAGAGCGGACCTTGGGGTGACGCTGGTGATGGTGCTGGGAATCTAAACCCAATCCAGCCCGCCTATGACAACCTTCGCACGCAGTTTCAGAACAAGATGACGGCGTCAGAGGCCATCACGCGCGGTCTCTACGAGCGGACGGTTGCCCAAGCCAAGGAAGACAAGGATGGATCTGAAGGCTACTCGGCCAACGCTGCTGACCCTTCGTACCTTGACCCGCAAACCTACTGCATCGTAACGCCAGGTCGACACGCGATCATTATGCAGGATGACCCTAAGTTCTCAAGGCTCAGGTTCAAGACCGCTGAAGGCCACCAGATCATCTTCGACGATGCCAATGAGCGCATCTACGTTTCGACGTCTAAAGGTAACAACTGGATCGAGCTCGATCAAGACGGTCACGTTCATGTCTTTGGAGCACAGAGTGTCAGCCTCAGGTCCGGAAAAGACATCAACCTATTCGCTGACGGCAACATCAACATGGAAGCCGGCAAATCAGTCAACATCAAAGCTGACGCTGGTGACATCCTGATGTCCGCTCAAGGTAACGTAGGCATCAAGGCAAATGGTAACATACAACAATCGGCATGTGGCATCTTCGACCTCGACTGCGAAACGTCTCTTAAGATGACAGCAGCTCAGGGTCTGGATGTCTACGCTGGTCAAGCTCTTCAAATGACGGGTGCAAGCGCAGTCAACCTGAAGGGTGGTGGCTCTGTCAACCTGGGCGGCGGAGCTATCAACCTGAACTCTGGAGATGTTCCAACCGCGGCTAAGGCATCCTGCCCAACTGCTCCTGCTGGTCCTTCTGTTGTTCCTGGCCACGAGCCATGGACGAGACCTAAGTCTTCTACAGGCCGAGGCCCAAACTGGAAAGCTTAGGAATAAAACAGCACCATGCCATTTATAGCTATCGAAGATTAAAAGCTTCTAGGCCCGTAGATGGCTTTCGGGCTATCCCACTCTATGATAAATACTCTAGACTTTTACGGACGAGCTCATGAGCAACAAGGTTATCTACAAGGGCTTCTCTACCGCCAACTGGATTAAGAACAAGACTTTTGCTCTTAACAACATTGAGCTGGTAAAGCAAGACCTTCTGAACCATATCTTCACCATCAAAGGTGAGCGCGTCATGATGCCTAACTTTGGCACCCGTATTCCTACCCTCGCCTTTGAACCGAATGATGAGAGAACCCGAAAGATCGTTGAAGATGATCTCACGACGGTCTTTGACTATGATCCTCGTGTCAAGCTGATAGCGCTGAACGTGCTGACGCTTCCAGACAACAACGCGATCATCGCCATGGCTGATCTGCTCTACCTAGAGTTCAATGTTACCGACGTTCTTCGCATCGAAGTAAAGACACAGTAAGAGAACAGAATGACGATCATAAACACTTACGCTGCTGAAAGTTGGGACAAGGTCTACTCGGCCTTCCAACAGATCAACTTTACCTCGTACGACTTTGACACGGTAAAGGAAAGTCTGCTGCAATACCTGCAGATCTATCATGCCGAAGACTACAATGACTTCATTGAAAGCTCTGAACTTACGGCACTGCTCGAGCTGTTCGCCTACTCGGCTGAGCTTCTCGCATACCGTACTGACCAAGCTGCCCATGAAAACTTCATCTCGACAGCTCAGCGTAAGCAGTCGGTGCTGCGCCTTGCGAAGCTGATCTCTTACTCAGCATCTCGCAACATCCCAGCTCGCGGCCTCGTCAAGATCAACACGATCCGCACGGACGAAACCGTATACGACAGCCTTGGCAACAACCTGTCCGGTCAGACGATCACATGGAACGACCCAAACAACACCAACTGGAAAGAGCAGTTCTTCCTCGTGATGAACCTTGTTCTAACTTCCAGCTTCGGTCAGCCTTCTAAGTCGTTCCAGATTTCTGACGTCTTGATGCAGCTCTACACGTTCAACAACTCGAAGAACGCTTTCCGCAACGGAGTCTTCTCGTTCACCGCATCTGGCACTACTGACACTGTCGCGATGGAAGCTGTTCCCATCGACATCGATGCCAATGGACCATTTGAGCGCGCTCCAGATCTGAACTCTCAGTTTAACATCGTCTACGCGACTGACGGTCGCGGTGATGGCTCTGACTACACTGGCTTCCTAATGTTCGTCAAGCAGGGTAACCTGATCCTTACGAACTACCAGATCCTCGAGCCTACTGCAAACCGCAGCATCGTCCTGAACCAGACGAATGTCAATGACACCGACGTTTGGCTCTATCAAGTCGACGACAACGGTTCTATTCTTCAGCCTTGGACCTCTGTTCCAACTCTCGCTGACCAGACCCTCGCGTTCAACAACGTCACGTCCCGTTACAAGTACGAGATCGAAACTCTCGAGAACGACCAGATCAGCCTTCTATTCGGCGATGGTAACTTCAGCGATGTTCCAGTCGGCCAGTTCCAGCTTTGGACACGCGTGTCTATTAACCAAGACATCACCATCCCAAAGAACAAAATCTCTGGGCAGGCGATGGGCTTCACGTATACCAACGCACAGAACGTCACCCACAACTTCAACCTCACGTTCTCGCTGACGTCCTCACTTCAGAACAACTCTGCTTCTGAAACAATCGAGCACGTTCGTCAAGCAGCTCCTTCGACCTACTACGCGCAGAACCGCATGGTCAATGGTCAAGACTACAACACCTACATGCTGCGTGACTCCACGATCCTAAAGCTGAACACCATTAACCGTACGTTTGCTGGTCAGCCAAAGTATATCGAGTGGAACGACGCATCTGGTGCTTACCAAAACATCAAGCTGTTCGGCGATGATCTTACAATGCGCCTGTCAACTACCGTTGACATGGTGGAAACTACTTCTGCTTCCAAGGCGATTATTGATTCTTACATTGAGCCAGTCCTTTCTACGAACGCCATTCTGAACACCCTAGTTCACCAAATGGCAACTGCTGAAGACAGTTATGGGATCATCAGCTATCCACGCCGTCAGTTCATCGAAGACAATCGCAAGATTTACTTCGACGTAGATGGCAATGCGGTCACGCCTTATGGTATTCAGCTAGATGGCAACCCACTTCAGACTGGTGATGGAAGTCTTCTTGAGAAGACAGTCATTCAAGGTGCTCTTGACGGTCACTGGTATGGTGAACCTCTTTCAACGGTTACTATCAACGGAACGCTTCACGGCGTAATCCCTGATCCTATTCTGTATCCAAAGAGCAACAGCAAGCTCTACATCTCTGATCTTCCAAGAACGATCGATGGCGTTAACACCTATCCACCTGGTGATACTGGCTCTGGCCTTCAGTCGATTCAGCGCCAGAAGTATTTTGGTCTGAAGTTCAATCGATTCCTCAAGGGATTCGGTGATGGCACTATCTCGCTCTACGATCCAGACAACCCACTTGCGTCTTCATCGGCTCATGGCCCTTGCCCAGCTGACGGCCTTGATTCGTTCTACTACAAGGTCGAGACCATTACGATTGAGATGACCTCAGACGGTACAACCTTTACGGTCATCAGTAATCTTCGTGGCAAGCTGCCTGACTATAGCCTCACGCTTGCGGCAACTACAGCAACGGGCAGATGGTCAGAGCAATATCCTGACACTGCTCTTCCAGTTGACTTCGTGATTACCACGGGAACTGTAGCATACGATGCCGGTGATGCGTTTGTTATTGACATCATCAACACGAACACTGCATCGCCAATGACTCCTATTTGGCAGGCCGATGTTCGCATGTTCGGTACCGCCAACACGCTGGCATGTGTTAACCTCAGTGGCTGGTGGCAGCTTATTCCTTCTGACGTCGTAACAACTTCAGCTCTTGCCTCACCTCCTGGCTTTGGCATCTTTACTGGCGGCGCAGGCGATGGTCCAAATGCGGTTCAACAGCTAACCTTTGATCAAACACCAACGGGCAGCTCATGGGTGTTCTTGGTGGCTCGTACTGACGACGGTTCTGGTAACGTGTCCAGCTGGACGATCTACAACCGCGACATGAAGATCATCGCGTCAAGCCCAACTACGAACTTCTGGTACAACCAAGACGCGCAGATTATTGACAGCTCCACGTTGAAGCCAGTGTATGACAAGATTCGCATCCTTCGTTCTAACATGGACCAGTATGGCCAGCCTCTGAAGAAGGCCGACATCTATGACTGCGTTGGCTTCGTGTATGACGCGAACGGCGAGATCATTACCAACGAGATCGAGATTCTTCCAACAGACACCATTGACTTTACCCAGTCTGGTGACGGAACTCCCGACAACATTCTACAGTTCGAATCGTTCTCGCTGAACTCTTACCAGTACACCATGCTCAATGTCAGTGACCCTAGCAATCCGGTCATCATTGAAACGCTTCCATGCGGATCCTACACTCTCGTAACAGGGTATGACACAAACCCGTATGACACGACTGGGTACGATCACAACGAAGTTACGGTAGTAACCGTCCCATCGTCCATCTCGGTTACGGGCTTCAGCGCTCCATTCATCTTCCAGCCTGGCAACTTTATGTCTGACGTGGTTGATGGAATCTATCAGCTTGCTCGTCAGAAGTTTGTTCCTGCACCAGCGGCTGAGAACCCAATCACTGAAGTCTACGGCTGTAACGTGATTACGGGTCTTGACTTCATGTGGCAGCACTACACACCAGATGCTAACCTCATCGACCCGTCTGTCTCGAACATTCACGACACCTACATTCTGACTCAGGGTTACTACACCAACATGATGGACTACGTCAATGGTCTCATCAGCGTAGAACCTTCGCCCCCAACGCCTCTTGATCTTCGCACGTCCTACGGGTACCTGCTTGAGAACAAGATGCTGTCAGACACCGTCGTTCTGCACCCTGGCAAGATCAAGCTTCTGTTTGGTTCACTTGCAGACCAAACGCTGCGTGCAAAGTTCCGCGTAGTCGTTGCTCCTACAGCAACGTTCTCGTCAGAGCGTATCAAGCAAGAAGTCATCAACACAATCAACACGTACTTTGAGATTGCGAACTGGGATTTCGGTAACACCTTCTATGCTACCGAACTACTTGCGCTAATCCACCAAGCACTTCCAACCCAGATTTCTTCTGTGGTTATCGTACCAACGTACTCTGTCAACTCGTTTGGTTCGCTATTCACGATCAACTCTGGTCTTGATGAGGTGCTTCAGTCGTGTGCAACGATCAGTGATGTTGAGATTGTCTCTGCTCTGACACCAACGGTCCTTCGTCAGAACCTGTAAACCACAGGAAGCCTCATTCCGGGGTAATCATCTGGGAGATAAATAGTCTTCACAGAGTACTGACCTCTTACCCGGGCCCCACGAGAACATGGCGCAAAACCTAGACTTCAATAAACTTATTCCTGGTTACATGCAGAATGAGACTCTCACGAGTCTTGTCAACAACCTGTTTAACCGCTTCGTCTCTCAAGAAAGCAGCATTTCTGTTTCGGGTACCGTCGGTGTTCCTGTTTCTGGCACCGCTGAGATCACTCAGCCAACGCTTGAGCGTCAGGAAAATGCTCTAATCCCAGGTCTGTACTTCAAGTCTGGCACTCAAGAATACCTTTACACTTTCGAAGACATGCTCAACAAGATGAGCACGCTTGACATCGATGTCACCAATCTTCGCACGTGGATCGCTGAGCAGACCTTCAACTACTCTCCACCGATTAACTACGACAAGTTCATCAACTACGCGAACTACTACTGGATCGGTTCTGTTCTTCCAAATAACTCTGGCCCAGCTTGGAACACTTCCAACAGCCCAGAGTACTACGTGATCCAGCAGCCACTGTCAACTTCTTTGACGAAGATGCCAGTGCGTCTAGCCACTACCCGCGACGTCTCTCGCTGGGTAAACGATCGTCCGACAGAAGTCTTCACGCTGACATTCACGTCAAGCACGACGTTCACGATTGACAGCAGCCTTTCTCCAGGCCAAGTCTACACGGACATCTCAACCATTCCATCTGCACAGAACGCGGTTACCAAGATTGTTGTTCGTGCGCATGACTCTGCCACATATCCAGGGCTGAGCGCGCCGTCTCTGGCTGACTACGATCTGTGCGAGTTCTACATCGTCAATGGTTCAACTCCGTTTGCCGCGGGCGACCAGATCGAGATCACGCTTACGTACTTCACGAGCGACATCTTCATCTCTGTTATTTCGCCAAACCTCATTGGCAAGGGCACTGTCAACGGTGTCTCTACCCTTTCCCCGTTCATGTACATCGATGGGATCCAAGTCAAGATCGGTGACCGCATCCTCGTAAAGGACCAAGTCGACACCACGCTGAACGGCATCTACGTCGTCACTGAGGGTGGAGTGTGGTCTAGAAGCTACGACGCGACCTACGACGATCAGTTCAATGTCGGCATGAAGGTCTATGTTGAAGAGGGTGCGACTCAGACGGGATACACCTACGAGCTGACCTTCAAGGGAAACCTGAATCTGCCTGGTCCTGGGGTTCCTATCGACTCTAACCTGACCTTTACTTTGTACTCAACGACTGATCCATCTACGATCAACGACTGGCAGAAGTACAACTACTGGGTTCACAAGGACGACCTTTGGCAGTTCTCTGCTCTGGGCGTCACACTGAATAATACGACCCAAGCACAGCGCCCAATCATTGAGTACCTCGGCACCATCCAGCTCAATGGATATGTCGACTCTGTTACTGGTGAACCATGCGACGGCTCTAGCTCAACTGCAAGCCCGCTGTACCAAGCGAAGACTCGCTTTAACCAGATCCCGCAGTTTGATCTTTATCGCTATGACGGCACCCATGCTGGCATGACTTCGGGCATCTGGTTCTATTCAGAGAGCCCACAGTATGTCACAGACAACATTCTTCTCCGTCGAGTTGAAACCACCGTCAACGGTGACTACGTTTTCTCAAGCGGTATCAAGGATGAAGCCGGTCGTCTTCTGTACTGGAAGAACGAAGGTGTGCTCAACTCTATCTGGAGACCGGGTGTCCAGACGGCATACCCTACTCTGCCTATCTTTACTGGTTCTTCTAACCACCGTCAGGGCGACCTTCACTTCCCAAGCGTAAATCCAGTCGCAGATGTTCAGGACTGGACGGTTACTCTGATCAATCCAACAACTGCTAACATCACTGGTACAAGAAGTGGATTTGTTGGCACCGCAACTGTAGATGTCAGAACGTCATTCGATGACTTTGATATCCGCATCGCGTCGAGAAGCATTCCGTATGTCGCAGGCGATACGTTCACCTTCCACATGTGGGCACCAGCATCTCCTCGCTATGTCAAGGAGCTTGCGGATGGCAGCATCGTAAACTATCCGGGTGGTTATGCCGCAGACCAAGCTGCAGCCACTCAGACCGGTACGTGGCTGACTCCTCTGCGCATGTTCGAAAACCTCAACCGTGAATCTAGGACGACGATCTCGTTCCCAGACTTCATGAACCATGCGCGCTCGGTCATCAAGAACCAGGCGCAGTTCACTGGTGCTTCTTTCGGCAACAACAATGTCCGCACCCTTAACTTTTTCACGGGTGCAGGCGGTAAGATCCGCGAGTTCGAAAGCAACTTCCCACTGCTCGCGTCAATGCTCATTGAGCAAGACCTGTCACCAATCACCATCATTGACTTTGCCGAACAGCAGTATAACATCGCGCTCGCAAGCATTGACCAGTTCTTGATCAATGAACTTGCTGGTTATCTTGCGGCTGGAAACACAGTTCAAACAACCACCATAAATCCAAACGCGCAAGACATCATTAAGCTTGGAAATTACTTCCAGGCACTAAGAGCACAGAACACCAACCTTGCTGCCGTGTTTGGTGACACGATCTCTGCTGTAAAGAACTGGCCAGCTACTCTTCCAATGATTGGCTTGGTAAGTCGTGTAACTCCGTCCATCACGATTGATCCCGAGCTTAACATTCCAGTTATCGTGCACCACGATGGTCATATCTCCCCACTGGCAACTGAAGATGCCACGTTCAACCGCAACCTCACGCAGACAGTTGTAACCCGTTCTGACGGCACGAAGTCAGCCGGTGTCTTTTATGAAACTCTTCCAGCTAACTTCCGCCCTTACGCTCAACAGCTGTGGATGGTCCCATCTACGAGCGCGGTAAACATCTTCAGCGTCACCTACGACACCGAAGAAGCTCCAGCGACTGGTCTTGCAGGGCAGTATTGGTATCAGCGTTCAACGAATACTCTTCGCGCGTGGGATGCTGGCATTCTTTCTTGGATCCCAGCACCGGTTTCAGTCGCATCCCGTTGGATCCCATTCGCCGCCGAAAACGTTCGTAACAGCCTGGTGCTTTCAATCGAGCAGCAGCTCTATGACAGCGTCCACCCAGCCCAGCAGCTGAACATTGATCTGCTTCATAGCGATGCCGTGACAAACGCGGCATACAATGAACTAGAGCTTGCTCGCTTTGCAGCGAAGTACAACTACGACACCTACGCTCCTGACTACTCTGCCTCAAACCCATTCACCTGGAACTACAGCCAGGCGACTATGCCCGATGTTCCAGGCACGCCGGGGATTGCTCGTTGGTTTGATCTTTACAAGTCTTACTTCACGACTTATGGTGCTCCTGACCTAGACCGTCCAGACCTTTACCCATGGCGTCTCGGGACTGCGGCTTTCGGCGCCTCGTATGATAAGCCTGCTGGTTGGGATGCAGCGTATGCTGGAACAACCCGCCCTTGGTCAGATCAAATGTGGGCGGACATCCAAGCGTTCCACCCAACCATCAAGCTGTGCGTGGATATTCACACCGACACTCTGCTTCCACCATACGTTGCTGCCTCTGATCCAAATGCTATCCGCGCATTGACGAACACCATTCCGCCAGGCATCAGCGCCGGCTACTCATACGGCCAAAATGGTCCAGTTGAACTCGTGTGGGAAAAGTCCCTTGAGTATCTGTATGGTCTTGCACGCACCTACTTCCGTCTGTACCCACTCGCCTTCCTCGACAAGAGCTGGGGCGAGACGTACATTCAGTCAGATGGTAACCTTCGCGTAGAGCGTAACCTTCAGGCATCCCTCCCAGCATCAAAGTTCCTGATGCACGGTGAGCGCCTTAACCTTGTCAACTCATACACCCCTGCCGAGGCCAAGGATCGCTTCCTAAATCTTGGTGGCGTCACGTGGACCCCTACGTTCTCTGGAACGGTCTCATTCACGGTAACCCACTGTGCCAACACTGGCGACGTGGGCATGCTTGGTCCTATGGGTCCATCATCTACAGTCTTCGGCGTGTATGTCAACGGAGAGCTGGTTACCCGTGTGTTCGAAGGGGTAGCGTTCTCGTTCTACTCACCGCAAGGCGTAAACTTCGCTAATGTAACGATTGAAGACCACGGCATCCCATTCGAGATCGGTGACACGCTCACCATGACGTTTGAAGCCGACACGATCACTACCGAGCTACCAACCACCGGTCTTGACTTCATGTACGGTCTTCTTGGTTGTGAAGGTTGCGTGGCAGATGCAACTCCAGACCCTTCACTCGTCATCACTGACACTCCACACCTACCAACCTATTCATTCACCGCGGGCCAGACTAAGGTCCTCAAGGGTACGGGCCAGTGGTTCACCAACCTTCTGCGCTACAGCTACATTGACACGGATTATTCGACAGCGTCTCTCGCATACCGTGGTTGGGCTGTAAACCTTGTGCACCGTCTCGGCGCGCTGGTCCGTCCAGACACGCTAACAATCACCACGAACTCCGGTACTATCCCAACCACCGGCTACAGCGTGATGCTTAAGCGTTCAATGAACACGCAATCGCTGTGGATCTCCGGCATCCGCGTTCAGCTTGTTCAAATGGGTGCCAAGGTTCTAGAGCCAAGCGGGCTCTACATTCCAGCAAGTGACGGTTCTGACTGGATCTTCCGCGTTGAAGTCTACAACCCATCCCACCCAGTTGCCGAGTACCGCGTGCTCGACACTGCAGGAGACTATACTGACTTCACCGCTCTCGGTGGGACCCACTCCAAGATTTCTTGGAAGCGTTACTCGAACTACACCTCGACGACTACGTCAACGATGCCACTGCAGATCACTGGCATTCAGAACGTTCTGAACTTCCTTTACGGCTATGTTGACTATCTCGAAGGTCAAGGCTTCAAGGCCAATAGCTCTGACGTTCCACTGACCGATGCTGCAACCGGCCGCAACGTTGACTGGCAGCTGGAGATTGAAAAGTTCATCGACACTGTCTATGCTGGAATGCAGGCCGGTGCTGGTGTAATCGTCAACCCATTCATGAGCAAGCTGTACCTTCAGACTCCAACTGGATTGATGGGCCGCTACACCGACAGCAAGTTCCTCGACGCTTACTCATCTCAAGCAGCATACGACATCACCGGCTCTGCTATTAGCCCTCGCAACCTTAGCGTCATCCGCACTGATGCTCAGACCGTAACCTACTCCAAGACGCCAATCTTCTCAGCGCACGTCTTCGTTGATGAGTTTGAGCACGCGATCATCATGAACAACCGTTTCTCAGATGATCCAACGTCTTCGGTAATCTTCGATGAGTTCCTCGGAAGCTACACGCAGACCGCGTACTTGACCTACACTCGCCAGGCAGACATCAACAATAAGCCAACGTTCGACGGATTCTTCCTGAACGGCAACGATGTCACGAGAAACATCGCGTCGACTATCGATTCTCTTCAGCACACCTACGATGCTGGTTCTACCTTCAACGAACCGAAGATGGCACAGCACGCGCTGTCGCTTATCGGCTTCAAGTCTAAGGACTACTTCAACACTCTCAACATCAGTCCTTCGGTTCAGCTGGACTTCTGGAGAGGTATGATCAGTGCCAAGGGTACGAACCTCGCCATCGATGCCTTCACCAACTACAAGGCGTTCTCTAACTCTTCAGTCGATGAGTTCTGGGCCTACAAGCTTGCGTCATACGGTGATGCAGGTGAGCGCACGTTCCCTGAGATTAAGATCCAGCCAAACGACTGCTCGCGTCAGTTTACGTCTCTGCAGTTCTACACGAAGACCGATCCTACCTACACTGCGCTCCCACTGTTTATCCAAGTAGAAGCCAATGACGACACCCGTTGGTTCTCTATCGATGACCTTGGAACGGTTCTGCGCTTCGACGCGGACGCCGTGTCTGAAATGGTCAATGTCACAGAAGCTGGTTATGTTCAGCTCTCGAACATCTATCACAACGGTGATACGATGGGACCATCGATCAGCCCATCTACTGGGGCCCGCATGGTCAATGCGAACACGATCTACGTAACTACCCCAGGGACCTACACGATCTCTGGCTACACGTGGAACAACCAAGCCAAGCTTTCCCCAGTGAAACTGTTTGACTATTCGACCGACACTCTCGATCTGCAAATCGGCCTGTGGCACCCAGCAATCGGCATCCACACCTACGCTCCTCTTGAGCTGGTAAACATGCAGACGCCTGTTGATCCAGCCCACTACAACTACACGACGCTGACGACCAACAATCCTAACTACATGGCCCTCAAGCCATGGGACGACCGTGAAGTCGGCAGAGTTTGGTGGGACACCTCCACGCTCTCCTACATCCCATACTACGACGCTACGATCTTCCCTAACCGTGAAACTCGTAACTCTCGTTGGGGCTCCCTGGCCGAGCACGCGTCAGTTGATCTGTACCAGTGGACCGAGTCTGACTACCACCCATCAGAGTACGATGCCCAGGCAATCCTCCAGGAAGGTGACTCGTCGATCGATGCGTCAGTCCGTCTGTCGGGTAGAGTCGGCTTCAAGAACTACTACAAGGCGATCCGCGACGTAACGATCCAGCCAATCGCATGGTCCCAGACAAGCTCTTCGAATGGTCTTGCTCACCCAGCGTTTGGTCCTGCGTCTGACGTCGTCATGTACAACTCGAACAACCAGCTCATCGCCAGCAAGGGTCGCCTAGCAGCGATCAACGTCGTCAGTGGCTACAACTTCAGCGCATGGAACATCCTGAGCAGCGTGCCTGTGGGTGAGGTTACCATTGGCACTAATGTATCCTATGACATTGGCAGTTCAGCAGGACCTGGGACTCCCTCTCTGATCCCAGCGACTATCTCTAGTGGAACGATCAGCGCGATCTCCATGAGCGCGATCTCCAACAGCAGCATCTTCGGCACTCGCATTGGTCAGATGACAATCTCGACCTACAGCACCACGACAGATTATTACCTCCGCCTGATGGATGACACCGGCTTCTTCCAAGACGTTGTCCTGTCAGATTGGTCATCAAGCAACCTGACTTCTGGTGGCGAGACCATGTCGCTGGTGTTCGACCAGTTCGGTCTCCAAGTCAATGTTACAGCCACTTCCTCTGGCACGATCACCGCTGCTGATCTGGGCATCGCTCTTTCTAGCCCAGACAATGACGTCTTCATCCGCGAAGCAGTCAACTACAGCGAGATCATCCCACTGCCGGATGTCATCTTCAGCAATGAGAGCGTCTTCGGTATCACGGACAATGTCGAATACGGTTGGAAGGTCTGGGTTGTTCCAACTCAAGCGCAGCTTTCTGCAGACCTGCCATACCCTTACAACAAGTGGCAGCCATATCTTGGTACTCCAACAGCAGTCACTGTTACGGCAGATGTTGTTGCAGCTATGTCGTCTTCTACAAACACGCTGACTCTCGTAAGTGGCATCAACATCCAGCGCTATACCTCGACATGGTCTCCATGGCAGCAGCTCGTGAAGACAGAGATGAAGCTTATCTCCGATGGCGTAACTCCTGCGTCCTTTACGCTTGCTAATGAAACTTCTATCGACACCAACCGTCTTTCGATCTACGCTAACGGCATTCAAATCGCTCCTGCCCAGATTACGATTACGGGCAATGTCGCAACGGTAGTAAATATTGCACCAGAAGGAACTCTTGTTTACCTGCTGTACCGTCCATACCAGCCAACGGCTACTGAGCTTTCGTTCGACCCAACCGTCAGCGACAACTTCCAGAACCAAGTTTGGTACAAGGCAGACTACCAATACACCCAACTGTCCGTTCGCGACAGCTCAGGCAATGTGTCGGGAACGAAGTACTATTTCTGGGTAACTGGTAAGACGGTTGCACAACCAAATCAATCGATGTCTCTGGCTCAAGCAGCGGAGATGCTTCAATACGGCGACTCGACCTACATGATCTTCTCGCGACTCGTATCAGATGCTTCAGCAAAGAGCGGAGCCGGGTTTGATGCGTGTGCAATCTCTGGTCTTGGCACTACCGTAACGAAGAACGATTCCTACAAGCTTCGCTTCCTCCGTGACTTTACTCTGCGCGATGATCCAGAAGAACTGAAGCTGAAGAACGTCCACACTGAATGGACTCTTATTCGTCAGCATCAGTCATCGAAGATCCCATCGACGCTGTGGCTCGCTCTCACCAATGCAATCTGTGGACAAGATGCTGCTGGTAACCCGCTGCCATCCCAGACCCGCATTAACTACGACAGCAAGTACAACACGTTCACACGCTTCGGGTTCGGTACGGGTCAAATCTTTGTTGACAGCTCTCTGGCACTAACCTCGCTGCTCAACACGGTGCTCAACACGTCCCTCACCATTGAGATTGGGACCACCTCGATCACCGACTACATCACGATGCTCAACATCGATTCTAGCACGACCGCAGAATCGCTGCAGGCAACTTGGTTCTCCGATCCAACGACCTCGCGCAACACGATGAACCAAATCTACTCAAACGCTCGTGCCTCGCAAGTGAATGAGATTTTCTTCAGCATCCTCAACGATGCACTCGCAAACAACTACGAGTTTACGGATTTGTTCAAGACCTCTTTGATCACGGTCAACTCTTCTACTGTCGTCGAACAGCAAGTGCAGACGGAGCAGATCGATGACCAATACTAACAACAGCGTTGCTGTTCAGACGAGTACGTATCTAGAAAGTCTCGTCAACTACGTTCTTGATGTCAAGCCTTTCAGAACGAAGCTTGCTGTTAGCGGTGCTGTGTCTGAGCAGTATCTGTTCTCTGACAACCTCAACGTAAAGCTTACCGAGAAAGAAAGCCTGAAGGCTTTTCTTGGTGCTGATCTTCTTCCATCTTCCTTCACCGCGCTTGGTGTTCGCACCCGTGAGACGAACAGCTGGTACCAAGAGATCATCTCTGATGGCGTTCGTGTTAACTGGCCGATGCCAAACATCACGATCCCGAAGTTCTCAAGTTCTGCCCGACTTGAGAACTTCACCATCGGCACCAATGACTACCAGGGTATTCCTGGTCTTATCTCTGGAGTGGTTGACCCAAAGCGTTGGGACGGTCCAGGCATTACCGACGTTCGAGTCAATGGCACCCATCAGCAAGATACGGTAGACTACTTCCTCAGCCACGGCGTGTTCTCATTCGACACCGTCGGTGTGCAGAATGGTGTTCCTTCTTGGATCCAGCATGACCTCAACATGGCAGTCCCAACGATCGAAGCGATCGAAGGTGCCATGGTGACTGGTGAGATGCTGCCACTTCCACCACCATACTCTGAAAGCATCCCTGCTTCCACTCTTGCTGCATACGCAGCATTCAGTTCCCAGCCTGGTGATCTTTCCTATGCAGAGATTCAGCGCACTGGAGGAACGATCACTGCAATCACTGGTGAGACCTACGAAGAGTTCTATCTCAAGTGCACGAGCCTTTCACCAGCAACGCTTTCAGTATACGCGAACGGTGATCACTCGACGGTTCTCGGTACGGTAACCCTTGGCAATACGTTTACTCTTGTAGACCCAGTAACGACCAAGACCCGCATTCAGTTTACCTACACCTATGAAGTAGGCCAGACAGTTGAGACAGCAACTCTTGACGATGAGTATCTAATAACTCCAGAAAACAAGATCGTTGTTAGCCCAACCGCTCCACTGGAAACTTGGTCGCTCATCAAGTCAAATCCAATCGGTCTTGCCTCTAAGCCGCAGTGGTTCCCAAATCCTACCTACACTCGCACTGCCGTTCCTGGCCTTGAGATTCATACTCGCTCAGTAGAATACACCCACGCATCTTCGTGGACGCTGACGTTCAACGGCGATGGCACCTACGTTCTGAACTCGACGCTAGCCGGATATCCGGTTACCGTAAGTCTAATCGATGGCTGTTCGTACCGCGATGACAATATTGCGTTCACGGTCATTCCAACCATAGATGGATGGAAGTCTGGCGATACCTTCAGCTGGGAGATTGCTGCACGCAAGGCGTCCTATAAGGTTTATGGCTCTGTTTCCGGCTGGCAGCCAGATGCCAGTGTCGGTTACTGGTACTGGAATGGTAAGATCGGCTTCAAGATTCCAGCTCTTGACATGTTTGCCGAGGTCTACAACTCTACGATCTCTTCCTCCACGTCCGGTAACATTCAGACGTGGAACACCAACGTAAGTGGGTTCCAGATTCTCAACAGCGTCTCCTACAGCAATGGAGCATTCTTCGTTGCTGGCGTAGACTCAATCATCGGTGCGTCTGCAGACGGCGTCACCTGGACCAGTGACATCTCATCGCTGTTCCACCCAGCATCTGGATCACATGAACTTCTCATCGTCACCGGTGCGGGCGGTCTTATCGTTGTTTCAGCGGATGGCATCAACTGGCACCAGGAAAGATCGAACGTTACTGCAGACCTCCACGCGTCTGCGAACATCCCCAACTTCCTTGCGTCTGCAAGCTCGACAACGAATGACCTCAACTGCATCATCGTTGTTGGTGACAATGGAACTATTCTAACATCTATCGATGGGGCTGGTTGGGCTGTTCAAAACAGCGGGACGACTGAGAACCTAAACGACATCACGTGGTCAGACGATGGCATCATCGTTGTTGGTGACAATGGAACCATTCTCAAGTCACTTGATCGTCTTACTTGGACGCCACTTACGTCCAACACTACCGCCAACCTTGAGTCCGTCATCTACGTTCCGCCTACGGCAATGTATACCCAAGGCGTCTTTACCGCTGTAGGAACTCAGGGTACGATCGTTCGTTCGACCGATGGTGGCACGACTTGGAGCAACCTTGCTCAGTTCACCGACGGTACGTTCACGTCCATCGCGTACGGCGACGGTCAATACATTGCTGTGGGTCCAACTGGACACGTTGCGCAGTCAACAAATGGCGTTGTTTGGACCCGCTACTCTGGAAAGATTTACAACAGCGTCGCGTTCGGGAATGGAACCTTCGTCGCGGTTGGTGGCTCAAAGAACTCCACGCCACAGTTCATTCCACTTAGCCCTGTATCCTCGATGGCAGTTCCATCGACTTACACGATCACGTTTACTTCCCCATCAAATGCTGCCCTTGGTGTTAAGGGTGAAGCAACCGTCTATCACAACATTGACGGCTTCAAGGCTAACCTAAAGTCAGACACTCCTTGGTCAGATGACGTCATCTCGTTCCAGTTGAACACCATTCCTGGAACCTATGACTACTCTATCGGTGATGTGGTCAATGTCTATCTGTCTCCTGACTACCCTGGCAATATTACTCCGCCAGAACCAGGGCAAGACACGATTGACCTGCACATTCCATATCTCTACAACAACGAGCTCTTCCCGCTCTACCACAGCTATGGCGCTGTCATCTTCCCTAGCGTTGCTTCTGGCGACAAGATCGTAGTCGACAAGGCAAACTACGACAAGATCAAGTTCAAGATTACCGGTGCGGGTAGTGCCTACCCAGAACTGGCAGCTCAAAATGATTGGCTGCCGCTGTTCTTCAAGTACTCCGACATGGTTGACTCGAGCATGAACTCGACTTCAGCAGCCGAGTTCTCTGATCTTGGCATGTTCGTTGAAGCATTCTCTGCTGCGACTGGTGAGCGAGTCTTCTACATTACGTCGCCGCGCTACATGAAGACGAACCGCTCGGCTGAGTCCGTGCTTACGATCGACAGCGCCTTCTTCGCGAAGTACCTGCCATTCAACACGAAGTACTCGATCGTTGTTCAGCCTGACCAAAGCTATGGTCAGACTATCCGCGTTAAGATTACAGACAACCTGAAGATCTATGCTCGTATCCAGCTGGTTATCGCCGATCCAATCTTCATCACTATTACTGATGATGCGCCTGCTCACCTTGAGATCATCAGCGAAATCTTCTTCGGTGAAGGACCAATCACTGGCTTCTGGCGCTGGGAAGAAACAACTCCTCCTACGGTTGGACCACCAGCTCCGGGTTGGGTGCTCGTAACTCCATTCACTGATCCTACCGATCAGGCATGGTCTTACCCGTTCAACATCGCGGTTGCTGAAGGTGGTGCGGTTATCATTGACAGCTACGACATGGCGCCTTACGATGTCATCTCGTACGATGTTGATAGCACGGTACCGTTCATTCAGATCTATGAGTCTCCAACAAGTGAGGCCGGCGTAGAAGTACATTCATCGATCACCGATGGTCTCTCTATCATGATGACTGTTGTTGGTGCGTACAACTTTGACGAATATGACGTAGCGGGATATGACACAGATGCGTATGACTTTGCTGAAGCTTCAGTTCCTCCAGAGGATGCGGGCGAAACTACTCTTAACCTCACCTTTGACTTCAATGTTCTCCAGCCAGGTGGGCCATCTACTGTCCCAGCAACAGCACCTGGACTCCTGATCTCAGCTGCAGCAACGAACTACATCATTACTCTCGTAAATGCTCCTGGTCCATCGACGAACATCATCTACGCGCCAGAAAGCAATCACATGAACCTTGGTTCTGAACCTGCTGTCATGACCACGGGTGCATACTTGGACAGCAACGGTGATCTAATCACTGTCACGGACCCTAACTCGATTACCTTTGCTATGCCGGCTGGCATCACAGTGCCATTCAGGCTGTGGATCGTGTAACCCAGAAGACCCATAAATATCCTATGATTTCTAAGGTGACAACTACACCGATAACGGAGACAACATGACTGCAGCAACTCTTAAAACAACGGTAAAGGGCCACGTTCTTATCACTGACGGTAAGACCGGTGAAGTCCTCCTTGATAAGGACAATGCGGTTCACAACCAGAACATGGCCGCAGCGATCGCTCGTGGCTTGTCTCACACTGACGCTAGCTCGGTTGGAACGCACCAAATCTACGCCCTCGCCCTTGGTAACGGTGGTTCTACTGTCGACAGCATGAACCAAATCACGTACCTTCCACCAAACATCACAGGCGCTGGTGCTCGTCTTTACAACCAGACCTACTTTGATGTCGTGGATGAGCAGCAGTCTGGAACTGCAGCCGCGAACTCTGTAACCTATCAGCAGTCAACTACTGACACGACTTCTATCGTGATCGTGACTATGACGATTGCTGCAGGCGAACCTTCAGGCCAAGACACGACCGACAGCCCACCAGATCCAAACTTCAACTCGCAGTATTCTTTCGATGAACTTGCGCTGATGACTTATGGAACTAGCGGCTCTTTCTCGTACACCACGGCCCCATCAGATTCCCTGCTTCTGACTCATATCATCTTCTCCCCTATCCTCAAGACTGCCAACAGAGAACTCGTTATCACGTACACGCTGACCGTCAGCGTAAGCTAAGGGAAACTCTCCCTTGCAGGTATCGTTCCGCCAGGGCATCGTCAGATACGAGGTGCTTCAGTCACCGCCGCTCCTTTCGAGGACGTCGATGTCTGGTACCTCGGTGGACCTCAACATTGTTGACAGTCCGGCGATCATCAACTTCTGCCATTATGGCGCCAACGGTTCTGCAGGTATTCCTATTGTAGACGTATTCATCGACGTTGATGGCACAACCCAAAAGGTTATCGCCAACGTTACGATGAATGACAAGAACAACGTGACTGTCAGCTTTGCGCAACCGCAGACTGGCTACGCGATCGTAATCGTTTAAGGAGAAGCTCTATGTCGTGGACAGTAACTCCAATCAAGAGTGGTATTTGTTTCTACCAGTACCAGCAGACAACGCCAGCTTCCGTATGGTCAATCTACCATGGTATGGGCGTTGAGCCAATGGTTGACATCAACGCTAATGACGATCATGGCGTTCTTCAAAAGGCATTCCCTCTCTCGGTCGTTCAGCTCGATGAGAACACTACCGAGATTACCTGGTCTTCGCCAAGAACTGGCTTTGTAAACTTCGCGGCAGACCGCGCATCTTAACTCACCGTTGGACTACCCATCGTTGAGAACATTAAATAGGAGATAAGATATGGCGCTCATAGACCTAATTCCCGGCATGACCCAGGCAAAGGCCGCCATGGCAATCGGTGGAGCTGTAGTTGTACTCAGCTTCGGCGCTTGGATTTGGTGGGAAGTCCATGAAGTAGGAGTCCTCCATAAGGAGGTCGCCACGCTTCAGCAGAACAACAAGGTTCTCCAGCAGAACGCTGATGTTTATGCAGCAGACTTCAAGACCTGTCAGGCCGCGAACTCTACCAACAGCAAGACTATTACGGATCTGATGAACGAACGTGCAGACGCTAAGACGTCTGTAAACATTCTGGCTGCCCAACAGCAGTCGAATGCACGCACGATCAACGATCTCAAGTCTCAACTGGATAGCATGAAGAAGGACCCGAAGAACAATGGAGTACTTGCTCCAACTCTTAGCGAGACCATTCGTGGTATCCAAGCTTCGGGGAGAAACTAAGTTGAAGAAGCAGCTCGCTCTTATCGCCGTCCTACTAACCCTTGGTGGTTGCGCAACTGATAATGTTCAGCCTGCTCCAAGAGTCGTCGTAGAAACCCATTACGTCGTTCGTCTTCCACCTAAGGAGCTGACAACTCTTCCTCCTAAGGTTCCAAACATCGACGTAGACAAGGCCGACCAAGCTCAAGTTTCCGGTTGGTTGCTCCAAAAGGAGCAATACACCCGCACTCTCGAGAACATGCTGGTCGGGATTGGTAAGTTCTTCGTTGACCAACAAGCAGCAGCCGATGCTCAAGCAGCAGTGGAAACAGCCAAGTCTAAGGCTGACGCTGAAAAGCAGCAGCAACAAGACGCTATTGACGCTTCCAAGAGGAAGGTTGACCTCAATCAGTTTCTCGGTAAGCCACCTCACCAGTGAGGAAATAAATGTCCTGTGGATGCAGCATAGTTGAGAAGAGTCCTCTTTGGACTCCGGTTCCAGAGTACAGACAGCCTACCGATATTCAACCAGGTGAGAACATCGACTGCTATATGAAGCGGGCGGGTTCTCAATCTGGTCTGAAGAACGATATTGGTCCAAAGATTCCAGACAGAATCGACAACACCTCACTGACATCTGACCTTCACGGTGTTGTCAATGAGAAGCTGCAACTGACCCCAGGCTCTACTAGAACCGCGACTACATGGACTGCAACTGTTGACGGCACTTCTATTGGAACCGCGATCCCACATCTTGCTCTAGATGCTGCAACCGGTGCTCTTACAGGAACGGTTCAAGGCGATCACCTCAACAAAAACTACAAGGTGCTGATAACAGCGGCTGATGGAACCGGCACGATCGACAGCCGTGAGTTCAACTTCTTTCCTAAAGATGCTGCTCACACCGACGTCATTAAGTTTGTTATCCCTCTTGCTGGAAACTCTCATGTCACGTGTGGTTTCGGTCCAAGAACTCCTCCGGCGCAAGGTGCATCATCTTTTCACCAAGGATATGACTTTGCAATGATTGATCACAGCCATGGCACGATCGTTGCAGCGGCAGACGGGGTTGTCCGCAAGACCGGTCCAGCATCTGGCTTTGGAAACTGGATCATCATCGACCACAATGACAGCTCTGGTAAGCTGGTCTGCTCTACTGTCTACGCCCACATGAACGATGGTAACACTTTCGTCCGCGTTGGCGACAAGGTTGCGGCCGGACAGAAGATTGCCATTGAGGGAAATGCGGGGATTGGTTCGGGTGCTCACCTTCACTTTGAGCTTCACAAGGGCGGCTACAAGAATCCAGTTGATCCAGGCCCATACCTTCACGGTGCGGTAACTGTTGCGAACAACAATGATCCAACCCAGCCGCAGCAAGATGGAACAACTGCTCCTTCCGGCGGGTTCACAACGCGAAATAACACCGCTGTTGGAATGTCTGCCGCTGAAGCTCTGGCGGGCCATGACTGCCCAGACACCATTCCTAATCCAAGTCCAGACGGATCTGAGCCGGTTGTGGCAACTGGAAAAGCAACTCACACGTCAAGCTGCAAGCCTGCAGACTATCACGCAGACCCAGCCGGGGTCGAGCAGCAGATTCGTGCTGAATGCGCTGCACAGGGTCTTGACAGCAGTGAGGCTGACTTTATTGTCAACGTTGCTAAGATTGAATCTGGTCTTGACCCATACGCAAAGTGCCCAACATCGTCAGCGACTGGACTGTTCCAGTTTCTGGACGCTCTCGCTATAAAGTACTATGGGAGATTGGGTGTTCCACCAACGTGCGCTAACCGCTGCAACGTCACATATGCGACCCGCGCGATGTGCGACTTCTACAAGACAGAGATGAGACCTGCGTGGAACAACTTTGTTTCATCTGGAAAGACTAGGATTGTCGGTAAGCAGATCAAGCCTACGAGCTGGTCTGGATCTTCAGCACCATACTACGCCTCCCTCACCAGGTCACAGTTCCTTTACGGGCTAATTCACCATGACGGTGTCGGGAGTGCCGTAAATGGAAAGGACCTTGGCGGGGTTCAGTACTGGCGTAAGAAGATCGGCAACGTCTAAGCGGTAATCTCGGCCAGACGGTCTATGAGAGGATAGGGTTCCTTGTTGCGGAACCGCTTCCAATATTGCGGATGATAGATCATCTCGCTTCCCTGCTTACAATCCTTGGCAAGCCAGCGCTGAGCATTCCCACCCAGTGAGATGATGTGCAGCCCAAGGAGGGACACGTTGTCTTTCAGAATCCTGGGGTCCGTTGGATTGCCAAGACGATCTGCAGCGTTCAGCCACAGAAGATCATTCTCAGAAATACCCCGCTCCTGAAGCAGAGTGTTGAGCCAGCCCGAGCAGTGCTTGATTGAATAGAACGGCGTGTGATGGTAGTTTGGGTCGGTTGGTGCAGCCGGACCAGGGCGATCACCAACGATGATCACCTTTGCCTTTAAGGGCTCGCGGTTTAGCGCACTAATGTAGCGCCGCTTCCTCACCATCAGCCCATCTAGAATCGCCTTTCGCCGCTCCAAAGGGAGACGGTCGAAAGCACTCATTCGTCTAAGACCAAATCCTTGGTCTTCTTCTCAACCACGGTGACGCGGCTCTTGGTCTTGAACAGATCGTACCCGATGTAGAGCACGACAGCCGCCAGTAGAACATCGACGATAACGTTGACCATGTCAACTCCTTCTCAAGATTGGATATGGTTGATTGTACACCACAACCATCTGGGCGTACACAGTTCATTTCAGAAGTGAGGCTTATTTTGTCTGTAGTGCCCATAGGCTTTTACGCTGGGCTTTATCTGGGATCCTCTGGAAGGACCCAGGGTTACATGTGCTCAGAAAGCCACTCTTGCCATGTACCAGGGAACTTTGCTGGTTGGTAGAACCAGCGGCCACCGTTCTTTTCGTTAATGCAGACGTTGAGCTTGATCTGATAGAGATCGCTCAGAAGAATCGGTGAGATGACGGTGATGAAGTGCGGACCAGCTGGGAAAAGAACCAGCGTTCCGCGCTGAGGAACGAGACTGAAGTTGTAGACCGGAAACTCTAGCTTGCCACCAAAAACTTCATGACGCGGATCAAGGGGAACGTTCTCGTTGTAGTCCTTGAGCCACACGAATCCAACCAGATCAACGTCCTTGTACATGACCCACTTCTTGCGGACGTACTTGGAGTTTTCGCAGCCCGGCTGTTCAGCCGGTGCCTTGGCATATTCGGGATAGTACTGGAAAAGAGGCTGCTCAAGACCACGGTACGTCGCGTCATAGCGCTGTTCAATCTCAGGAACAACATCCCTGAAGCGCTCGGCAATATCCTGTTCCCATCTAAGAGCGTGACGCTCTAGCTTCTTCGGATTGCCAGCCTTATCAGTGTCAGGCGCTTTTACGTTGATGTCGTCAACGATCTTCTCGCAAAGCTGTGGAGAAAGAAAGTCCTGAATGACGATGAATGGGCTTCTCATGGTGCCTCTTGGATAGGGTGAGCTAGGTCTGAACTATTTATCGAAGTCTGACCGCGTGTACGGAGCTGATTTGGGTTTGAATGCTGCGCTCAATAAGAGCAACATCACGGCTTAGATTAGAAAGGTCCTTAGTCAGATCACGGTGTGACTGCTTGAACTCAGGAACTGCATTGCGAACGTACTCATCGATCTTCTCAACTTGGTTGTGGACCTTGTTGATCATGTCAAGAGTACTGTTGAGAGTAATCTTGCGGCTCTCATAGATTTGCTGCTCATGAAGATCGTGCATCGTGAACTGATGCTTAAGCTCATCGATCTGCTTGGTGAGATCAGCTTTGACCTCATCAAGATAGTCATGAACCTCTTTCAGTTCTTCAAGAACCGTCATTAGGCTTTCAGTACGTTCTTCGGCTGCTTGACCTTCTCTTTCGAGTGCAGCAAGAATGCCACTTATCTCTTCAGAGCGGGTCTTGTGGTGTGCCGCATTTTCAGCGGATAGAGCGTCAATCGCGGTCTTCAGATCCTTAAGCTCAACTGGCTCCTCATTGGCACCAAGGAAAGCCCAGATGCCCGATTTGTTACGCAGGTTCTTAACGATGAAGTAAACGATTGTCCAGCACGCAGCAGCGATCGTGCATAGCACCAATACAAACTGGCTCGGTGACAGCGCTTTGGCCAGCTGTTGTAGCAGAGTGAAAAATATGTCCATGCACCTTACTCAAAAGTTCGAGGTATTTATCCCACCGCGTATGCAGGGGACTATGCGTATGCGTAAGATGCTTCAGGATCTTTATCAGCTGCTTGAGCAACTTCCTCTGGCAGTTGCTCTGGGATGAGTTTAATGTCTGCAGATTTAAGAGCCTTAACCGCCTTATCGAACAGATCTTCTTGCGTTGAGTAGTTCTTAAAGACGTAGGTGTTGCCACATCCCATCTTCTTAAAGAACTGAACGCGCTTAACGATAGGAAGGAAGCGGCGCTGCGCTTTCTTTATGCACATGCAAAAGTCATCAATGCAAACGAATGGTTCAGGAATGCGAAGGATACAGTTGCTGTTGTATTCGTGAAGGCAGATCAGAAGGTGTTGAAGATACTCAGACACTAGATCAGCCAGTGCCACGAAGGAGCGATCAATGGTATCGTCCATCATGCACGCCATCTGATCTTCCATCAAGAAGAACGCATAGACATGAATGAGCTTGGCAAACTCAACAACCGGTGCATCAAACACCTCTGGGTGTGTCTCCAGAACGGTTTCGATGACGTTTATCTCCTCCCGGAACGACTCCATTACAGCCGTACGTAGCTGTATTGGCATTTCACCTTCTCCCACAGATTGCAAGATTCTCTCGATGCGGTACAACCACTGCGAGATTCTGTCATACTCAAGGAGAACGACTTCACGGGCAGAGACGTCAAAGCTAAACTCAGGGCGCGCAAGTTGAACGAACGCATGCGCCTGAGTGTGCTTAAACTTGCTGATCGCGTCTGATGACGCTATGCGAAAGATGATGTTATTGCGCTGATACTTGATCATGCGAACCATTCTCCAATGCAGCGGTAATAACGGCCATCATGTCTTGACCAAATACAACGCCACACTCGTCTCCATCGACGAGCTTTAGGAGAACAGGAACATCAACCTCAGTGCCAACTGGGTTGAGGACTGCTCTGATGGACGTGTTAGTGTACTGTGGCTCAGTGTTAGCAACGATGCCGCCAGCTTCTGGCTTTTCTACCGGGAACTTAAACGAGATTGAGCAATACTCAAAAGAAACGTAGTCCCCCATTGGAGTGAGCCCCTTAACTTTAAGCTCGCTACATGGCAGAGAAGGATCAAAACAGAAAGAAACGTTGCAAACAGAAGACAAACTTTTCACAGTCACCAGTCCGGTCAGACCAGATGATGCTTGAACCAAAGGAGATTCTGGGGATAGTTCTGTAGATGGGACAGTCGCTGGGATGTCAGCAGCCGCAGCAACCGCCGATGCAGGATCGATGGCCACGGTAAGCTCTGCAGTTGGCTCTTCAGAAGCCGCGACTGGTTCAGAATGATCAACCGCTGGAACTTCTACAGGAGCAGTGTTGATTTCGGCAGCCGGCACTTCAGATGGATCATCGTTCTTTGCAGCATCCATTTCAGTAGCCACAACGATCTGATGGCCATCAGCGTCATGCTCATGATCGATGTTGAAGCCATGAGACTTCAGCAGATCAACCATGTGCTTCTTGATTTCGCCATGAGCCTTAGGATGAACATGAAGAGTGATAGGTGTCATACGAAGTTGTCCTTATGAGGTATGCCGGCAAGCTCTCTCATTCTACGAGCCACACCGTTGCTTGTGAAGCTAGAGTCAGTCTGTGCAACTTCCTCTTTGACTTCCTTATGTTTTTGACCAGCCTTGAAAGCATCTTCAAGAGCCTTCTTGATTTGCTCTACGTTGACTTCCTTGAAGTCAAGCTCATCGCTCTTTTGCGATTCAAGCGAATCAAAACCAAGGTTCTTGGCGATTGCTGTTATGATCTCTTCCATGTGTCTTACACCATCGTTGAAAGTTTAGCGTAGAACTCGTCTACTCGATTAGCCAACTTCGCAACGTAGTCACGAAGATCAACATTGAACTCCTGTGGGAAGCCACCCGCCGAAGTGATGAGGATCACTCCATGCTCGATGTCAGTACCAAAAAGCTCGTTGTGCATAACAGCATATGCCGTCAGCTGAAGTCTGTAGTCATCGACATCATGACTGTTTTTGATGCGCGTAGATGTCTTAAAGTCGATGATGCTTGGAATGCCCTTGTAGACTCCGATCAGATCGGCTCTACCTGCCATCTCAAGGAGATCGGTGTACAGAGCAACTTCCTGACCCCAAATCTCTTCAACCTTGTTTAGCTTCAGCTTGAGCGCATTGAATGAGGCAATGTGCTCTGCCGAAAAGTTCTCACCTTGGTTAAGCGGTTCCTTTTTAAGGTAGCGCTCGGCCATTAGGTGAACAGCCGTTCCACGATCTGCAGCTTCTTGCGTCTTCTTCTGCGCTAGGTCAACACCAAGGGACATCTGCCACTTTTTCAGCGACTGAGCTTTTTCCTCTGGCATCGTACCACCCAAGACAGTCGTAACCGATGGGTAGAACTTTCCTTCAGGCGTTTCGTAGAAGCGCATACCCTTGAAAGGGGTAGCTGTAAGATCAGGATAGTTGAACTTCATTTTATCCCAGTTCTTTGATGAGCTTATCGACTTCCGGAGAAGTCATTGTCTTCTTGCTAGCAGGCTGGTCCTTTTGGACTACAGCGTAACCGCCATCTTCCTCAGGGGTAAAGACGTATGTATTGCCATTGGTCGACATGACGCTCAGTGGCTTACCAGCCTTAAGAGCGGAACGAAGACTTGCTGTTTCTTTATCGCTAATCTTAATCAGCATTCCACGGGTTGAAACCTGGAAGCCAAGGCTGCCAAGATCAGCAACCATCCATCCGGCGTCAGCTTCAGAAATGATTGAGCCGATCAGTGAGAAGCTTTGGTTCTGCTGGGTTCCTGCAGTTGCTGGAGCAGCAGCATGAGCTGTGGCGGACTGAGTGGAAGCAACAGCATTTTCAAGAGCATCACGCGCGATCTTGATCTTCTGCGCGACTGCCGAGTTCTTCGCCGTCATCATACCAGGAGTGTTCTTGGCTTGAAGGATCTTTGCTTGGTACGAGAATGAACGGTTAGCATTGACATCGAAGCCCATCGCGATGAGCATGTCACTTACCGCCTGAACAGTTGGGTTAGAGAAGGTAGGATTGGCTGCTTCTAACACTGCCATTTCCTTCAGAAGATTACCAACCGCCTTCAGATTTTCTTCAGTGGTCTCAGCCTTCTTCTTTTTCTTCTTGATGATCTGCCCGAACTCGTCGCGCTCTTCACCGCCTTCTTCCTCTTCGCCTTCAGACTCTTCTTCGCCTTCACCTTCGGTCTCTTCACCACCTTCTTCTTCCTGACCTTCAGGAGGAGTCTCAGTGTCAACGTCAGTTTCGGTTTCTTCAGGCTCGCCTTCATCTTCGTCGTTGTAGATGGTCATGTCGATATCTGGATTTTCATCCTCAACATCTTCGCTCTCATCACCAGTAGCACCTGGCTCTTCACCAGTGTTAACACCTTCTGGCCATTCAACGTCTACGATGTCGAACTTGTCGGCTAGATCGTTAACGACGTTTTCAATGTTGTCTTCTTTGCCGAGCATATCAGCCAGAGCCTTTTCAAAGGCATCGGCCTGGGCAGCGTTGACATAGACCTTGACAACAGAACCGTCATCCATCTCCATACCAAAGACGACAGAGTCAACTTCATCGTTGATCTCATGGGCCTTGTCGAGATAGCGGTTGACGTCCATGGTCGTGACGTTGTCACCCATGTTTACGTTGTTGCGAAGCTGCTTGAACTCAACGTCGGTCTGGCCGTGAGCCGTATTGTCAACGTCAGTTGCAAACTTCATGTCCTTAAGGTGTGCCCAATCTTCGCTTATCTTGAGGAGAGAGAACTTGCTCTCAGGAACACCCATCTTAGCGCCCTTAGGCTCCATGCTTGGGATAGGGAACTTCTTAGGACGCGTGAAGTTGCGCGAGCGCTTCATCACGACCTTGTTCTTGAAGAGCTTGAATGGATATGGCGCGATGTTACCAACGCGAGTAGTGCCGGCCTTGGATGCGTCAGCCGCACCAGCGCCAGTAAATCCTGGGCCAAGAGAACCAGTCTGAGCTGGTACCGAACCGCTAGTCGCCCCGGCGCCAGTTGCCGCACCAGCGCCCGCTGCAGGAGCTCCACCAGCTGCGGCTCCACCGCCAGCAGCTGCACCATCTTCATTGATGGACTTGATTAGATTGAATGATTCTTTCACTTCGCCTTCTTCGCCGTCAGAGACTGCTTCAATGGTCTTACCGTACAGTGCCATGACCAAGTCTGCTGCTGTTCTAGATTGAAGAACTTGGGCTCTGACTTCATTGATGTCTTTCTTGGTCTCAGCAAACGCGGTAAGAGTGCGCTTCATAACTTCAGGAGAAATACCAATCTCCTTACCGGTCTTAAGAGTGAGCTTGAACTCACCGGCTTCTTCCTTGAACTGCTGAAGGATGCCGTTGACTTCCTTCAGAGCGTTCTCAAGGATCGCAGCGATCTTGGTTCTAGTAGAGGCTACGCTGTTGATGTTGAGGCTGTTCGCTACTGCCTGCGCGGTAGCCATTGGCTCAGACTTCTTGAACTTGCTGATAAAGCGCTTCGTTCCAGATGCCAGTGCAAGTTCCTTGGCGCCCATCAGCTCAGCGATGCGGATACGAGCTTCACCAAAGGCGCCGCCTCTCATCTCAACAGGCTTGTCTTGATCAGTCGTCCTAACCAGACCCGCGATGTTGGCGCGTACCGCAGAGTTGAAGGTGTTGATCGCAGTGAAGACGTCCTTGTCGACGATCTTCGTCTGGCTTCCAGTAACTGGGTCACGAACGACAACGCCTTCAACGCCGATGTCTTCGGACGGATGAAGGTTGTCATCTTGAAGGAATGGCTTCACCTTGCGAACGAAGTTGTTCAGCAGCATCTCCTTGATAGGAGCCTTGTAGGTGTCCATGATGTAGGCGTTGACGCGCTCGCGTTCTGCCTTGGCCTCTGCTCTCTTGTCCTTTGAAACTTGAGTGAGGCTGAGCTCTGCAACCTGACCATTCGTTAGGTCAGGGAACTCTTTGTTCTTTTCAGCTACGAACTTCTCCATCTGACCGAGAAGGTTTGTGGCTGCCTT